GAGTGGACTGAAAAGTGTAAGGAGTTGCATCCTGAATACTTCCCAGAGCCTGAAGAAGACCTAGAATAATGCAAGAGAAGATCCCAAGCAGAACATCTCCAAGAGACAGCCGGAGAGGCTGCCTCTGCAAGGAGACTAATACCTACAGCAGAAAGTGTTGTGACGGATCGCTATGGGCCCAGGGAGTAGGATCCGTATACCTAGACGAAGAATGAGAAAGATAGATAAGATCATAATCCACTGTAGCGCTACACCGGAAGGTAGAGACGTAAAGACAGAGACGATACGTAAGTGGCACCTGGACCGAGGATGGTCAGATATCGGATACCACTACGTGATCGAGCTAGACGGCAGCCTACACATAGGCCGGCCGATCGAGAGAACCGGTGCTCACTGCAAAGGCCACAACACCGGAAGCATCGGTGTGTGCTACATAGGAGGGGTGGACCAGGATATGAAACCAAAGGACACAAGAACGGAAGCACAGAGAGATACGCTCCATTCCCTGTTGTTCGATCTAACGGATAACTTTGCCGGAGCAACAATCCACGGACATAACGAGTTCAGCAGCAAGGCCTGTCCTTCATTTAATGTACAAACAGAGCTATGATCAACTACAAGCTGATACGCAAGAACCTGAAGACAATCATAGGCTTCGCTGATAGTGAGTTCCTCGAGCTCCTGATAGCAATCCTACACACGATTCTACTACCGGCAGCCGTCTGGACCGAGATAGGATTCAAGTGGCATATAATCATAGCGGCCGTTGGAGGCGGCCTCTTCCAATTCTACAGCGTAGGGATGCGAGACCTACGATGCAGATATTACAGTACGATTATAGCAACAATCGTAGCCTTCCTAACAACCGAGGAATACATAATCACAGGGAAGATGATGGAGGCACCGTCTAGATGGGGATGGGCAATCATAGCAGTAGCAGCAGTAATAAACCAGGTAAGGGTAACGAAACAATGGAAGGCAAAGAACTAATCATAGCAGTAGTGACGATCCTCGGATCAGGAGCGGCATTCAAGTTTTACGAGAATGTGATCAAGAACAAGAAGGAAGCGGCACGAGAGTTGCGTCAGGAACAAAGAGAGGATAACCCTGAAACGATGTTCCGAGAAGATCTATTGAGACGAGTAGAAGAGATGAGCCTGGCACTAGAGAGTGCCCAGGGCAAGATCCTAGGTCTGACGCAAAAAGTAGCGGAGCTCGAGACGGAGAACAAGTACCTACAACGTGAAATCGACATACTGAAAAGAAAATGATAGATAGAATTTTTACAAGTTGGAAGACCACAGTAGCAGGAGTGGTGTTATTTTTGACAGGAATAGGAGTAGTGCTTGCTGACAAAGCAACACTCACGGAAGCCGGAGCGTTCTTCGGTGTAGCATTCGTACTATTTTTCTCAAAAGACAAGAAATGAAAGACCAATCCTTCGAAGACTTCGTAAACGAATTAGAAAACAAAGAACAACCCGAGCAATGCTCCATAGACAATCCGGAATGCGAGGCCTGTGGCTCATAAGTGCTGCCCTACTGCTGCAAAGCTGTGGTGCCCAGTGGCACCTAAAGCGTGCGATTGCAAAGGACCCTACGATTGTACAGGAGACAAAAGAAAGGATCGACACGGTAATCATAACAGAAGAAAAGGCCGTTAGAGATACGATCGTCCTCCAAAGGACAGATACCACCAGGATACAGAGAAACGGTGTTAGAATCAAGATAAAGCGCATTCACGACACGATACAGATAGAAGCCGAGTGCCTACCGGACACGATCAGAGTGGTAAAAGAAATATCCGTCCCAACAGTTGTCTACAAAGAAAAAAAACCTACCTTTGGTCTAGTTAAGTTATTTACTATATTAGTTATATTACTAATATTAGTTAATCTAACTAGGGCTTTCAAGCCCTAGTCTTAATTAGGGACAATGACAATAGTAGACACACTACTCGCAATCGATACTTCAATCCAAGCAAATTGGAACGACAGCACATCTGACCAGGAGCGCAAGCAAGCGCTCAAGGAGATCAGCCGGTGCATCTACAAACAGATCGGAAAATACGATCCCGAGAAATCTCAAAGACTGCTAGATGCAATGGACCAATGAGATTGAGATCACTCTTGGAAAAGTACCTTCTCTTAATGCCTTCTACGCTAGTAAGCATTGGACCTTCAGAAAACGAGAGAAGGATAAGTGGAAAGCAGAGATTGACAGAGAACTATCAAGCTATGATATTGATCACTACACAACTGCTCAAGTTCATATACGGTGCAATTATCGCTACGATGTTGATAATAGTATTATGGTCGCAAAGTTTGTTTGTGATAGCCTGGTGGATCTCGGATTCATTCCTGATGACAGTCCTAAACACGTTCAAGAAATTAGACTCAAGGCTGATCCGAGCCTTGCAAAAGACACTGCAATAGTTAAAATATCCCTACGTTAGTCCCTTTGTTTTAGTAGGTGGAGTTAGGCCCGGTTTTTATTTCCGGGCCTTTCTTGTGAATAACAAATAATAATACTATGTTAGAGGAAACAAAACAAAGGACTAATGAAAGACCAACTACTAAAAATCTACGAAGCACAGATCGAAGCGCTCCAACTAGAGCTACACCTGACTAGAAACTTCATCTACAGGGAGCACCAACTCAACAAGGGCATCGGCCCTGAAACAACACAGGACCTCATTGACCTGTACATCAGAAATTGTAAACAAGAAAACTACTAAACAATGACAACAGCGACTATCAAAGACGTGATGTTCCAAAAAGAATGGAACGGAATGAGCATCTACAAGCTCACAATGGCTAACGGACAAACCGGAGACATCTTCACAAAGGGATGGGAACCAAAGGTCGGAGACGATCTAACCTACACCTACGATGTGGAGAAGAGCCGCATCAAGAGACAAAACCCTAACTACCAAGGAGGCGCTCCAAGCGGAGGCGGCTACAAGAGCAGCTACTCTCCAAAAGGAGGTAGCGACAAGGACAAGCTGATCGTGCGCCAGGTCGCACTCAAAGCAGCAGTAGAGTTCGCAGCGATCCACAACCTCAAAGCCGAGCAGACCCTGAAGGCAGCGGAGATGTTCAACACCTGGATCAACGCAGGGCAAAAGCAAGAGGCGCCTGCACCGGCACCGGCTCAATACAGAGAACAGCCTGCACAGGCAACAACAGAGCAAGAAGATGATCTGCCCTTCTAGCCTACAACTACACGAGGAAACAAGCTACTGTGCCGTCTGCGGCACGGTAGTACCTCCTCAAGACCTGACCTGCAACACCTGCGAAGAATACATCTGATGTACGAAGAGGAGATAGAAAGACTACTGTCCGAGCAACTATGGAGAAAAGATCAAGCCTACAAGGATCTTGCCCAAAGTTATATGATATTGCAAATGCAATTCCTGGACCTACAGGAACAACACAATATGCTCCTCGACCGAATAAACTACGACAATGGGACTGACGAAGAATACGATTAACTATACGAAACTACACGAGGACCTTCTCTCGGTAAAAGAAGGACGCATCAAAGAAGGATACTCCTTCGGACACCAAGCCATAGATCAATACTTCCGGTTCAAACCGAGAAACTTCAACATCATACTAGGGCACGCTAATGTCGGAAAGACGAGCCTCACGATCTACCTGATGCTACTGCAAAGCCTGAAGAACGACATCAAGTGGCTGATCTACTCAAGCGAGAACGAGCCCTACTCGATAATGAAGAAGCTCATAGAATACTACAACGGTGAGATCCTAGAGCGGATGACGATGGCCCAATTCGAAACAAGCCTGATGTTCCTGCAGCAATACTTTATGATAATGGACATCAGCGAGCTGCAGACCTACAAGACGCTCCTGAAGAGTGCCCAGGAGGTATACGATGAATGGCCATACCAGGGATTCCTAATAGATCCTTACAACAGCCTAGCAAAGGACAAAGCAGCACTCTCCGGACTAACATCCCACGACTACGACTATATGGCAGCAAGTGAGATGCGAATGTTCTGCTCACAGAACAACGTGAGCATATGGCTGAACACACACGCAGTGACCGAGGCACTCCGCAGGACCAACAAGAAAGGATCAAACTACGAAGGCTTCCCTAGTCCACCAATGGCTGCCGACAGCGAAGGAGGCGGCAAGTGGGTCAATAGGGCTTCAGATTTTATGGTGGTGCATAGGTACAGTCAGCATCCGGAGGATTGGATGTACAGCCACCTGCACATCAGGAAAGTCAAAGAGATGGAGACAGGAGGAAGGCCAACACCAATGGAGGAACCGATCGTGCTCCGAAGCAAGCCGGGAAACACCGGCTTCGAGATAGCAGGAGTAGATCTAGTAAAGCTACTACGGAACCCGGCAAAACAAATGGAGATATGACAAAGCATCAACTACTAGCCCGGATCCAAGAGCGCCTGGACCGGATGTACGAAGAAGAATGGTACACACCACTATGCTTCGTAGAAGATATGAGAAGCCTGGTATACCACAACAGAGATGAAGAAACACACTAAAATATATATGCAGCACTTCAACTACGTGCTAGATGACTTCATACCCTGCGAGATCTGCGGAGCAAGAGCCGTAGACATCCACCACATACACAGGAGAGGGATAGGCGGCAATCCAAATGCCGACAGGATAGAGAATCTGATGGCTGTATGCAGAAGCTGTCATATAGAATACGGAGATAAAAAAGAACACCTAGAATGGTTACAAGAAATACACGACAGGAAGATATAGCAAAGCTACATATGCTCCAGGATCAAGAACAGATGATCCGAGCACTATGGAAAAGGATCGTGCTAGAGCAGAACATAAAGAACAACAGGTTCCGAAAAAACATTATATGGCGCTACGCATTCACGATGGCCGTCACGGAAACAACAGCACTATCTTATATGACCATAGGAAGCATCATCGAGAAGGACCACAGCACGGTGGTCCATACGAGGAAACAGCACGAAACGAATATGTACGATCAGCTATACAAGCAGGTATACTTCACAATGCTAGACGAGATGACGGACCTGGTAAAGAAATACCAAGACAGCATCCAAGCCCTGATCGTAAACAGGAAACAAGACTACGGAGGAGCAGCGACCCTGAACTCAATGGTCAATATGTACGAGAGACGGATCGATGCGATAGAACGCAAGTATGTCAACAAGATGGAAAGCTACGAGCAAGAGATCAAGATCCTACGCAAACATTTAAAACAAGCGACTAACCGAGCAGAGCTTCTCAACAAAGAAGCAATGCGATTAAAAAACCTGCTATGAGACAGATGCAACAATTCCTGCGTATCGCAAACGCACAGCTACGGAAGAGATATCCGTTTAAGAAACAAAGAGCAGCCTGGGCTGCAAAGATGTACGTGAAATGGTTAAAAAGACAAGACTAGGTTGGTTGGTAAGCCTTGTATTAGTGGTAGGTGCATCTATTGCACTTACCCTATACTTGGCGATTGAAGAACCTGTGTACCAAACTGGTACGCTAACTACGGGCAACCCTGACAATAGTTACCTGGATAGTTGTAATACATATTGCTGTGGCGATTAACCTTTAACACCAAAGAGAAATGAAAGACCATAAGCCTAACCGGAGAAGACGGAGAGCAATGCAGCGCATAGGCGATAAGATCGCCGAGCGCATATTCAAAGAACAAGCAATTAAAAAAACACAAAGGGATGACACGGAAGAGGAAACACATCAGGGAGATTGAAAAGTTCCTAGAGATGCTAATGATTGACAATGTGAATATGACAATCCAAGCAAGCAGGTTCGGATGGACCCAGGACCTCCAGGATCAAATAACAAACAGCGCACTCCTGATCAGGAAATACCAACGCAGGCTGCGCCTAATCAAGATGTGATGGAGAAGCTGATACAACTAATGAATAGAGACCTAGAAGAAAACGGAATCGAGAATGACTAAAGACGCTGCACTACGAGAAGCCTACCTAACCCTGGAGGCTGCATACGAAAGAGCAAGAGAAGAGAACGCACATATCCAATACCAATATGGCCTGGAGGATGCAATGGAAATACTAAACGACTACCGGGCAAGCCTGAAGTTCCAAGACACAATCAATGATAACACTAGACATAGATAAGAACCTGAAGATAGAGATATGGAATGCGCTACTGCAGCTATCCATAGCCAACAGAGGAAAAGGAGATGGAACGCAAGAGCAACAGTACGTAGGCCTCCTAGGAGAATACACCGTCAAGAGCCTGCTCGGAATAGATCAGATCGAGCTCAACGGATTCGATGGAGGATACGACCTGACGATCAACGGACGGAAGGTCGACATCAAAACAATGGGAAGGACCGTGGATCCACAGCCGCACTACGTGAACAACTTCATAGCCTACCAACAAGACTTCGACTGCGACTTCTATGTGTTCTGCAGCCTTAACAAGGAGAAGAGTACAGTCACGATCTGCGGATACCAGGATAAGAAAACACTGCTAGAGGTCGCTGACTTCTTCCCGGAAGGAAGCGTACGCTACAGGGATGACGGAAGCAAGTTCAAGATGAAGGCTCCAACATACGAGATCAAGAACCAGGACCTGAAACCAATCAATACACCGGAAGATCTATGGAGACTGCAGGATCAGAGCTGATGCTCATCAACAAACACAACTACAAGAGAATGGTAGACATCCTAGTGCAGCTACATATGAGAGGCAAGCTCGCTCCAGACGAGCGAGAGTTTGTCGAAAAACTAGTTGACTTTCAGAGATAAGTGTAATACATTGGCTAAAAACAAAAGGGACTATGAAAAACTACACACACCACTTTGAGATTGACGGACTAGACGTATATGCATACGTCCACTACGAAGAAGGCCAGGAGTCAGACTACTTCGAAGGCATACCCTACATAGCACCGGCCCACTACGTGGACCAACTATGGATCGGAGATCAAGAAGTGCAACACGGATCGGTATTCGATGAGATCGAAGAAAGAATCCAAGAAGAGCTATCCGAGTAATGTATGGATGGTTTTGCTACTATGGCTCTACGGGAGCAGCTCCTGATGATTGGAGCAATGATCGAACACAACAAAGACGATCATATTGTACTACTACAACTCGAGAATCTATACACGGCCATCAGCTTCTGTATGACATCCATCGAAAAGATAGAACGAAGGATCCTGGACGCACAGATCAAGAACGGCCACCTGGAGATTGACATCCGGCAGCTCCGGAAGGAAAACAAGGAGCTCAAAGAGAAGATCGAAGACCTACTAACAAGAGTGCAGCTGTAAAAGGCTGCATTTTTTTTTGCGATGTTATTGGAAAACAATATATTAGTATCGTGATGGTACGATTATTTCACAAAATACCTAATGGAACTGCTACCGCTGCTTGCAGCAAGACATAACGATTGGGTCAATATGGCCTACAGCTTCGGCCTCCGAAAGGAGGACGCTGAAGACCTGGTCCAAGATATGTACATCAAGATGTACAATTTCTCATCAGCAGAGAAGATACAATACAATGATGACATCAACACCTTCTACGTCTACATCACGATGCGTAATCTCTTCTACGACAGGAAGAAGCAGGAGGTGCCCACAACAGACATAGACACACTGCAACAGATCCCGGAAGAGGAAGAAGGCAATGACAAGGCAGCACTCGAGGTCCTCCTGGACCGGATGAGTCAGTGCCTAGAGAATCAGCATTGGTACGACCGTAAGATGTTCGAGATCTACTACGGCAACGGAGAGACGATCCGAGAATTAAGCAAAGGAAGCAAGATCAGCTCAAGTTCAATATTCAATACAATAAAGAATGTCAGAGAAACAATCAAAGAGTACTGCAAAGAAGAGTACAAAGACTACAAAAAAAAGTAAGGGCCTCGGAGACACAGTCGAAAAGGTAACAAAAGCCACCGGCATCAAAGCTGCCGTGGAATGGTTCAGCGATGCGACAGGCATCGACTGCGGCTGCGATGCACGCAAGGCGAAGCTGAACGAACTGTTCCCCTACAAGAGCCAGGTGCTATGCCTAGAGAAAGAAGAGTACGATACGCTCCAGGAGTTCTTCAGAACCTTCGACAAGAGAGAAGTAAAAGAGAAATGGCAGGAGCCGCTCTCACGGATCCACGCTCGCATCTTCCAACACAAGTACTACGTCCCGTGTACCTGCAGCCCGAAAGAATGGAACAGAGTCATCCAGGACCTGAAGAAAGTACACAAGGAGTATGAAGGAGCTTGATCTGTTTAACATAATCAAGCTATGCTACATACCGGACCTCGAGAAAAGCGAAAAGCAATACTCGAGCTTCGACTGCTACTCGTTGAGGTACAAGATGGACATAGAGCTCAAGTGCAGACGGACCCACTACGATGACCTGATCCTTGAGAAGAAGAAGTACGATGCGCTCATACAAAGAGCGCAAGAGTTCGGAACAAGAGCCTTCTACATCAACAGTACACCACAAGGAATATACTCCTTCAACCTATCCGCATTGCAAGACCTAGAATGGGAAATGAAGTACCTACCAAAGAAGACAGACTTCCCGGAGCGCTACCACGTAGAAAAAGAGATAACGATGCTACCAATAGAGTTAGCAACAAGACTAGACGAAGAAAAATAAATTTGCATAGTAACTTAATAGTTACGTAATTAGAACAAACAAAAAGGACTAACGATGAAATACTACACCTACAAAGACGTGATCAAGAGCTTCACAGTCTTCATCCTAGCAACGCTAGCATTCGCAATTATCAACGGACTACTGTCACAAGGAATGACCAATGGCTTATAGTAGAAAGATGATACAGCTCCTGGACGGAAGCCAGGAGGAAAAGCTCATATTAGAAGAGCAAGCAATAGACGATGACTTCTACTACGGCTACCTAGGCAAGGCTGCGCTATCAAGCAGCAGCCTGAAGCAACTACTGCAGAGCCCGAAGACCTACCACTACCTGCAGAAGTACGCACAGCAGGACACCAAGAGCCTCCTGATCGGCAAGCTGTTCCATTGGGCAATCCTAGAGCCGCACAAGATGGATGCAGTACACGTGGTGGATGTACAGAGCAGGAACGCCAAAGCCTTCAAGGAGGCGAAGGAGGAACACTCAATGGTCATCACAAAGAAAGAGGAGGAAGAGATCCGCAGGCTGCAAGATGCGATGCTCCGAAACGAGAAGGTACTATCCTACCTAAACGGATCGCAGTTCGAGGTACCCTGCGTAGATATGCTAGGCGGCTATGCCTTCCGGGCAAAGGCCGACATCATCCAGGACGGACACATCATCGATCTTAAAAGTACAACGGACCTGAAGGCCTTCCCCTACAGCGCACGGAAGTACGGATACGATGTGCAAGCCTACCTGTACTGCAACCTCTTCGACATACCCTACGAGAACTTTCACTTCGTAGCGATCGACAAGAGCAGCCTGGACATAGGAGTCTACCACGTGAGCGAGGAGTTCTACCTCGCAGGCCGGGAGAAAGTGCAACAGGCGCTCGACCGATACAAAACCTTCTTCGTGGACAAAAACGATATTGACAGTTACTATATAGAAGAGACGCTTTAATGGAAAGAGTAAAAATCACACAGGTACGACCTAACCCAAACAACCCGAGAACAATCAAAGGACATAAGTTCGAGAAGCTCGTAAAGAGCATCCAAGAGTTCCCGGAGATGCTAGACTTGAGACCTATAGTTGTTAACGATGATATGATCGTGCTCGGAGGCAATATGCGCCTCCGGGCTTGTCAAGAGGCAGGCCTCAAAGAGGTGCCGATCATCAAAGCAAGCAACCTCACAGAGGACCAGGAGAAAGAGTTCATAATCAAGGACAATAGCTCATTCGGAGAATGGGATTGGGATGCGCTAGCAAACGATTGGGAAGCAGAAGACCTGCTCGAATGGGGTATGGACTTCCCGGAGGATTGGGCACAGCTAGACGAAGAGGAAGCTACAGACGATCTCTACGAGCCTACAGAACAAACAGAGATGTACGTCAAGCAAGGAGACCTGATAACCTTCCACAAAGCAGGAGAAGAGATGCACAGACTCATCTGCGATGACAGCACCTCACACGAGGTGGTGGAAAGACTCACAGGAGAAGACCACTACGACCTAGTGGTGACAGACCCACCATACAACGTAGACTACGAAGGAAGCAACGGCCTAAAGATCCAAAACGATAAGATGGGTGACGAAGACTTTATGCAGTTCCTCCAAGGCTTCTACGATGCAAACGCCGCGAAGACCAAGAAAGGAGGAGGATGGTACGTCTTCCACGCTGACAGCGCAAGCAATGCATTCCGCCTAGGATGGCAAAGAAGCGGCCTGCTCCTCAAGCAGTGCCTGATATGGGTAAAGAACAGCATCGTACTAGGAAGGCAAGACTACCAATGGAAACACGAGCCGATCCTTTATGGATGGAAAGAAGGAGCATCACACTACTTCACAAACGACAGAACAAAGCCTACCGTAATAGAACAAGAGGTAGACTACAGCAAGATGAAGAAAGACGAGCTAGTGAAACTGCTCGAGGAAATAAACGAAGGACCAAGCACGATCATACACCACGACAAACCAAGTAAGAATGACGTGCATCCAACAATGAAACCTATCCCACTAGTAGGAGACCTAGTAAAGAACAGCAGCAAGAGAGGACAGATCGTAGGAGACCCATTCTCCGGATCAGGAAGCACAATGGTAGCCTGTCACCAACTAGGAAGAAAATGCTACGGAATAGAACTAGACCC